AAGATTCTGATGGACAGAGTTGGTTAAAACTAAAAAAATGAAAAGAGTAGTAGTATTATTAAGTATTGTAAGTTTATTATTTGTAGCGTGTAACCCTTATAGATACGGTACACCTAGTGTAATGCCTACAGGTAAAGGTGAATTAAAGAAAAAACAAATAAAAAGAGATTTAAGTAATTAATTATGTTTTGTATTAAGTGTGGTAACGCTGCTACTGGAGCATTTAGACCTGATTTAGATGTAACAGGTATTGGATATTGTGATGAACATGTAGAAGAGATAAGACTTGATCTGCTTGTTGCACAATTTGATAAAAAAGGTTGGGATAAGTTTGAAAAGAAATACTTTAAAAAAGATGGAAAACGTAAATAAACCTAAACAATATCAAATAGGTATTGATACTTTTGATAGAGCAGAAGCTAATATGACTAATGAAGAATTATTAGCTTGTGTAAGATTTAATATTGATAAGTACAACTGGCGTAAGAAAGGTCAGGACAAAGAAGATTTTGAAAAGATTATTGCATATGCTCAATGGGCACTAAAACAATTAAATGATGGAGAAGATTAAAGTTAAAACAGTTAACGGTGATACTACTGTCTACGTGGTAAAAGAACAAAGTAATGGATTACTAGTATGTAAAAAGAAACCCACTAAGAAAGGTGCTGTTGGTGTGTTTCATGTTACACAAAATGATATTGTATAAAGCTCAATTCACGGTGCTTACTATCATCACACACGCAACACTTCATCACAACAGCATTAACAAGACAGTAGCTACTAGAGATGACACCCAACCTATTTTAGTTAATTTTAATTTAGATTGAGTTTCTTCTAAATCAGTTGTAACTTGTTTAAGTTGTTTCTTGTTTACACTTATTATAGAGTCTTTATATGTTACAATGTCTTTGTAACTTACTATTGTGGAATCTTGTAAGAGAATATCTTTATTTTTAAGAGCTATTATACTGTCTTTTACAGTAATTTGTTCTTCAGCAATCTGATAAAGACTATAACACTCATTAGCATATACTAATTTGCCTGCAATACGTTTAAGCTCAGATTTTGTATAACAAGTTACACTATCACCAGTTTGCCCGTATAATGCTGTCAAGTTTAGTATTAGAAGCGTTGTTGATATTAATATAGATTTTTTCATACTTAATTTTAACTTTTTGTTTTAATTTTAAAAGACTATCATTTACATTAGATAAAAAGACAAGCTCTTTTTGTAAAGCTTGTCTTTGAACTGAATAGTTTTCAATTAGAGAATCTTTGTAAGCAATAGAGTCTTCATATTTTAATAATTGTTTGTTAAAATCTGCTCTAGCATGTGTAGCTACTTTGTTTTTAGTAATAAATACAGAAAAAACTAAGATTATAACAAAAAAAATAAAAAGATTACTTTTGCTCACCTGATCCTTTTTTAAATGATTTAACAACTGATGCACCTAGCATAGTACCACTAAAAATTAACATGGAATCAAACATATGATTATTAATATCATAAAAATGAAACCCGTCAACTAAAAAACCTAAGAAAGCTAATGCTGCTGCAAATACACCAACGGCTTTTTTAGAAGAAAATTTTCCTTCTTCTAAAGATTCTGTAAAAATGTCTTTAAAAAACTTCATAATAAATGTGTTATAATTGTAGTACAATATTAATATTAATAATTTAAATATAAAAATATGCCTCATTACAGACCTAAAATAGATAAAAATAAAATCAAGCAGTTAGAACATTATAAGTTTAATTTAGCTTTGTATATGGAAAGTTCTGAATTTAAATACAAGTTAAATGGGGAACAACAAAATAAACTTTTACATGAATTACAATATATAGGAATCGCAATTCAAATTGCAAAAGATGTATTTAATTTGAGTGGTAGAGAAAAACCAATTGTAGGATGGGAAGTTTATAATAAAGAAGATATAAAAAATGGTTATACTAAAATATACCACTTTTCTTCTGCGGCATTAGCTTCTCAAATACTAAATTTAAACCCTTCTAAAGTTACTGCTGTTTGTAAAGGACATAGAGGTTCAACAGGAGGATGGTTATTTAAGTATTTAAATGAATATCTTGAAGAAGATGAAGTTGTAGGAATGCAATCTGATTTACCGTTTTATGAAATTATAAAAAGATAAAATATGGAAAAACAAATTTTAAAACCGTTAGACTTATTTAATGAAATAGTTTCAAACGGATTATCACCTAACCAGTATTATATGTTATTATGCATAAAGAATTCTATTTTAAGTTCTAATATTAATGTTGGAGTTGAAATGAGAATATTATCTAATAACAATTGGGTAGAGGATAGTCCTGCTAAGCTTACACAAAAAAGTATTGACTTGATTGACTACATAGAAAATCAATTTAATATACAGGAGCAAGAAAAAACTAAAAAGAAAAATATTCTAGATGAAGAAATGATTCTGCAGTTTGTGGAATTAGGTCCTATGGGTAAGCTAGGTTCAGGAAGACCGTGGAAATCATCACCTGCTAATTTAAAGAAAGTATTTACTTGGTTCTTTAGAAATTATAAATATTCTTGGGATGTAATATTAAAAGCAACAGCTATGTATATAAATGAAAGTGAAAAAGATAATCACAAGTATACACAGCAGTCACACTATTTTGTTAGAAAAAATGATTATAGCAAATTAGCAGACTATTGTGAGAATATCCTACATGATAATTTTAATGATTTTAAAGAGTCACATGATGAAAAAGTAGTATGACAAAATCAATTCATAAATTTATTATATCTTTTAGTTTCTCATATTTACTTTACATTATTATTAATAAATTTGTGTTTGAAATTTCATTTATAACTTTTATATGTTTAGAAATTTTATTGATTTTTAAACAAGTTTTAAGTATATTTGTAAGTAAGAATTCTACTTAGAATACAAATCAAACATAAATTTAATAATGGCAAAATGGAAAAGTCACAAACAGGCTTATAGTGAAGCTCTTCGCTATATTTGGAATAGACAGCAAGGTACAATAACAAGTTTTAAAACACCTTGGCCTAAAGTAAATGATGCAGGAATTAACGGATTTGAATGGAACTCTCTTGTAGTTATAGGAGGGAGACCTGGTACAGGTAAAACGCTAATTAAAGATCAGATGATTAGAGAAGCTTATACGCATAATAAAGGACACAATATTAATGTGCTAGAGTTTTCTTTTGAGATGATTGGTAGAGTCAGTAAACAAAGAGAATTTTCATCTGTTATTGGTAAATCATATAAATATATATGTAGTGCTGATGATAATGATAAAATTACTGATGCAGAAATTGCTAAATTACAAGCTTATGCTAAACAAGTTACTTCAATAAAAAACTTTCCTGTTGATATTGTAGAAACACCTTGTTCAGTTAATGAGTTTATAGCAACTGTAAAAAAGTATATGGATACAAATGCTATTGAGGATCCTAATACTGGTATGAAAACATATATAAATACAGTAATTACTATTGACCATTCTTATTTATTTAAAACAGAAGGTAATGAAAGTAAGACTGATATGTTATATAATTTAGGTGAAGCTTTAACAGCTTTAAAGAGAGCATTTCCTATATGTTTTATTGTATTATCACAATTAGGTAGACATGTAGAAACACCAGAAAGAAATGAAGATGGTAAGTATGGTAACTATATACTTGAAACTGATATCTTAGGTGGTGATGCATTAATGCAACATGCAGATCTTGTAATAGGTGTTAATAGACCAGGTAAGAGAAATATTAAGCACTATGGTCCTTCAAGATACCCTATTGCAGATTCTAATGTATTAGTATTTCATTTTATTAAAGTGAGAAATGGTGACACAAGATTTAGTTTCTTTGAAGCTAAGTTTGATCAAATGAGGGTTGATGAAATGGCTACACCACAAGCTAATACAGGTAAATTAAGTATTAATATTTAAAATCAATTTTATGATAAAAACAGTTAATTACTTTCCTGAATTGTCAGCTAAACTTGATAAGCTAGACAAAAGAGGTAAGGTAAATTTACTTTTAGAAAAACACAAAGATTTAATTGAAAAAGAAGGAATTAATGGTCCTGTTAAATTTATTCCTAGAATGGCTTACTTCTATGAAGGTGAAAAAATTATCAGCCTTTATCCTTCAGAATTAAATGGTGGAGAAAATATTTATATAGAGTTTGTAAGTAAAGAATATCATCCTGAAGATGAAAATAGAAAACTTTACAAATGGATTTTTAATGCAGATTATGAAGTTGAATATAAAACTTCTGAACCGCATCCTGTTACAGGAGATAAAAGGTATATAATACCTGTTGATGAACTTATTGATGTTGCTGAATTACATAAAGAGATTAAATTAAATACAGCACCTTTTGATGACTTTGATGCAGAACCTGCTGCAGGTACGGATGTGCCATATGCTGATATGACTTTAAGAGATTATGCAGCAATACAATTGAAAACTCCTTGTAGCAACAAGAAGTGGTTGAATGAAATTATAAATAAAACAAAGTAGAATGGCTGAAAAAACAAAAGAAAGCGGAGGTATTGTTTTACCTATGCAAAAAGTTAAGGCTGAATCGCAAAGTCCTAGCAATTTGATTATCTTTTCAAAACCCAAAGTTGGTAAGACTTCTTTATTAGCAGAGCTAGAAGGATGTCTTATTATAGATTTAGAAGGTGGTACTAAACATTTTGATGCAGTTAAATTAAATGCTACATCAGTTGAAGAGATAGTTGCTATTGGTAAAGAAATTATCAAAGCTGGAAAACCCTACAAGTATATTGCTTTAGATACTATTACAGCACTTGAAGAAATGTGTGTACCATATGCTGAGAAATTATATTCTCAAAAACCTATGGGTAAAGCTTGGTTTAAGAAAGGAGCTGATGGAAAACTAGCAGCTGATAGCGGTAAAGTACAATATGGTAATATTTTAAATTTACCTAATGGTGCAGGTTATTCTTACTTAAGAGAAGCAATGACTAAGATTATTGAATATGTTAAAACATTAGCTCCTAGAATAATTCTAGTTGGTCACATTAAAGACACATTATTAGAAAAAGCAGGTGCAGAATTTACATCTTCAGACCTTGATTTAACAGGTAAAATAAAAAGAATTATTTCATCTCAATCAGATGCAATTGGATATTTATATAGAAAAGGTAATAAAAATATCCTTAGCTTTGCAACTTCTGATTCAATATCATGTGGTGCAAGACCTCCACATTTACGTAATGCAGAAATTGTTGTAAGTGAATTAACAGATGACGGATTTGTAACAAACTGGGATAAAGTATATATTGATTAATTAAAAATTTAAAATTTAAAAAGCTATGGCATTAAAGACAAAAGAAATCGCAGAGAAAAAATCAAGTGGAAATTTAGCAAAAGTTATCTTTCCTGGACAACATAAAGTAAAATTAAACAACTTAGAGTTAAAAAGATTTAACTTTATGGAATCTGAAGGTGGTTATTACTTAATCATGAATATTGAAACAGAACCTATTGAAGGGTTTGAAGGTTTCTTTATTGATCCTAATGATGAATCTAAAGGTAGATATGAAGGTCAAGTAGGTCAAGTAAAAACTAATAAGTATTTTTATAAAGATAATACTTTACCATCGGGAGTTCAGATTAGTAGAGATGAAGAAATCATTAAACAAATTAAAAACATTTGTGTTGAAACAGATTGTTTAGATTGGTTAGTAAAGGCTGATGGTAAATTTGATACAATTGAAGATTTAGTTGAAGGGTTTAACAAAGCTAAACCTTTTGCTGATAAGTATATGAATATGACTATTGGTGGTAAAGAGTATTTGAATAAACAAAATCATTATAACTATGATTTATTCTTACCTAAATACAAAAAAGGATTTACGTTATATGAATCTGCTACTAAAGAGAAAAGTAACTTACTTCCTTTTAATGAAGCAGATCATGTACAAAGAGCTGAAAAATCAGATGTAGGAGGTTTCTCTGGTAACGGTAATACATTATCTGATTTACCAACATCTGCTGAAATGCCTTTTGATACAGATGACACTATGCCTGATTTTGAATTATAAATAATTTGATTTCATAAATCTAATTAAGGGGAGATTTAACTCCCCTTTTTAGGTTATAATATTTACATTATGTTAAAGACTAATATTATAACTTCTATAAATGAAGTACCTGCTGAATGGGTATTCAATAACTATTTAAGTTTGCCAGAAATACTAAATGGCCAAGATGTAAAAATTAAATCTATATTTAATCCTAAAGACACTAATCCTTCATTTTATGTATTCTATTCAACAGAAAAAAATACATACTTGTTTAGAGATTTCTCTACAGGATTAAGTGGCAACGGTGTTGAATTAGTTAAGCAACTGTATAAGTTGGAAAACAATTGGATTGCAATGCAAAAAATATTGCAAGACTATAATAAGTATGTATCTACTCATGGTAAAGAAATCAATAATGATTTTCAAATACAAGAAAGATATAAAGTAAAATCATTTACAACAAGAAATTGGAACACGCTTGATGTAGAATTTTGGAGTAAATATAAAATTAGTTCTAATTTGCTAAGCAAGTATAATGTAATACCGTTAGAAGAGTTTACATTAACAAAACCTGATAATGAATTTCAAGTTAAGACACCAAGAATGTATGGTTACTTTAGAAAGGATGGTAGTTTATATAAAGTTTATCAACCAGGAAGAGAAAATAAATTCTTTAAAGTAGCTCCCTATATTCAAGGTGTAGATCAATTAACTTTTAAAGTACCGTATTTGGTAATCTGTAGTTCACTTAAAGACATGTTAGCATTTCTTACATTAAATATAAAAAATGCTGAAGTGATTGCTCCAGACAGTGAAAATATTATTCTGCCAGAAAGAATAATAAAAACATTAAAAGAAAAATATAATAAGATTGTTACTCTCTTTGATAATGATGAAGCTGGTTATAGATCAATGCAAGAGTATAAAAAAATGTATGATTTAGATTTTGTACATTTTAAATATGAAAAAGATTTAGCTGATTGTATAATGATACACGGTATCAATAATACAAGAGAGCTATTATATCCTGTATTAAAAGGTGTTATAAAAAAATGAGTTGGATTTATAATGGTGTTGTATTCACTGATGAAATGATTCCTGAAAATGCTATAGGTTTTGTATATGAAATGGAAGCTATAGTTGATGGAAAAGCTGTAAGATATATAGGTAAAAAGAATTTTTATTCTATAAGGAAAAAGAAATTTGGTAAGAAGGCCTTAGCCGCAATGACGGATAAAAGGTCTAAAAAGTATGAACTTGTTGTTAAAACAGATTATCATAATTATTACAGTAGTAATGATGTGCTGAAAGAAGCACATAAAAATAAAGTGTTAATTAAAAGAAACATACTTAAAATATGTTTTTCTAAAACTGAATTAACTTATTATGAAACTAAATATCAATTTGTTAATGAAGTATTAGAAAATGAAGATTACTTAAACGGTAATATTTTAGGTAAGTTTTATAAAATAAATGAAGATGTCAAAAAATAAAGAAAAAGATTTAGCTATCATGATGACTCTTTTACATAATGGTGTTAACTATGTAGGGATTACTTACAGTGGTGGAGGTGATGACGGTGCAATTGATGAAATATTTTTGTTTAATAAGTTAGATGAAGAATTTATTCAAACAGGTGAATTACCAAGTGATATATCATATAATAAAGAAGATTATCCTAATACAGTAACTGTTGATGATAAAGATTTTAATAACGATGCTATTGAAAATTTATTCTATCCACATTTAAATAATATTGAAGACTGGTGGAACAATGATGGAGGTTATGGTAGTGCAGTATTAGACTTACAAAGAATGATGTTAGAAATAGATAATCATACTTACTATACAGAAGTTCATGATCATCATAACTCAATAGAATTATAATGGCACATCCTTTTGATCACGCAAGATCCTCCGTAAGAAAATGGGGAGGAGCAGAATCAGATTATTTACCTATTCACAACTGGTTTGATGAAACTAAAGGTTGGATAGGGCACAGTAAACACAGAATGTTCCGTCATCATAGTGAAGGAATATTTGAAGCAGAAAGAGTTTTTGGTTTATATATCATTAACTCTGATGGTAAAAAAGTATATGTGCGTTACATAGGAGAACAACATGTAAAAGAAGATTGCTTTGGATATATTCCTACAGCAAAAGAATGGGTTGATAATATTAATGAACCTAAAGAGTGGATGTTAAGAACTTTAAAAATTGAAGACTAATGGAATTTACAAAAGATAAAATAAACAACTTAGTAAATATGTTAAATTCTGGTCCTGAAGATCAAAAATTAGGATTAGAAATTATTAATAATTCTGATATAAGAAATAATATTATTCCTTTATTATTAATATATAGAAAAGTAGTTCAAGTTTCTACATATGACTGGCGTGAACGTTGTCCAAAGTTTTATGAAGATATAATTCAAAAATTAAATACTTCTGGTATTTTAACTTATGCTGATATAAGCAAAATTATAAATAAGAAAACACCTATTGAGCATTTAGAATTATTCAGAGAAGATATAGAAGATTTCTTACATAGTTCAGCTAAAAAAGCAGGGTTTAATTTTATTGATAAACTATATATTGATATTAATATTCAACAGTATTTAAAAGATATTAAATATGACAAAGATAGAGTCTCTAGCTAAAGCTAGTAAAGAACTTATGTTGAAGGAGCCGTTCTACGGTCTCCTTCTTATGTCACTTAATAAAGTATGGAATGAAAAAATTCCTACTGCAGGCGTATGTCTAAAAGGAATTAATTATGAATTAGCAATTAATTCTCAATTTTGGGATAGTTTACCTTTAGAACAAAAAGTAGGTGTTCTAAAACATGAGTTATTACATATAGGTTTCTTTCATTTAGTAAACTATGAAAAGTATGCTAATAAAAAGGTACTTAATATTGCAATGGATCTTGAAATTAATCAGTACATTGAAAGATCATGGTTGCCTCAAGACGGTATGTTTTTAGATACATTTCCTGAGCTTGAACTTGAACCTAGAATGGGTACAAGGTATTACTATGACAAACTGATGGAGAATCAGGAGTCAGAACAAGATCAGAATTTCTCTGTTGTTGTACAAGCAATGGCTGATGGTCAATCTGAATGTGAATTACCTAATGGTCAAACTGTATCTCTTCCTGAACATGATTGGGAAGAAATAGAAAGTATTAATGAAGCTACTAAAAAGCTAATTGAGTCTCAGACGGGACATATAATGAGACAAGTAGCTGATCAAGTTCAGAAAGCTAAAGGTGATATACCTGGAGAGTTTGCAGAAATAATTAAAAGACTTAATACAATTGAACCTCCTAAGTTTGATTGGAAAGGTTATGTTAGGAGATTTACAGGGAAGTCTACAAAAACTTATACTAAAAAATCTAGACGTAAGTATAATAAAAGACAGCCTGAATTTCCTGGTCTGAAAATTAAAAGACAAAAACATATACTTGCTGCTATTGATACTTCAGGATCAGTAAGTACAAAAGAGTTAAAAGAATTCTTAGGTGAATTGTATCACTTGAAGAAAACCGGTTCAGAGGTTACTATTTGTGAATGTGACACAGCAATTAGTTACATAGGAGTTTTTGATCCTAAAAAAGATTTGGAAATACACGGTAGAGGTGGTACTAACTTTCAACCTGTTATTGATTATTACAATGAAAATCAAAGCAAGTATTCTTGTTTAATGTATTTTACAGATGGTGAAGCATCTGCACCTGATAATGCTAAAGGTAGTATTTTATGGGTGATATCATCAAACGGAAGCAAAGATTATAATGATGTTTGGCCTGGAGAGGTAATTCAATTAGAAAATTAATTTATTTAAAAAATTTTAAGACATGAATCAAGTAAGTTTAGACGCTCAAGAAATGAAATCATTTTTGCAACACATTATTGATAACAATAGATTTATTCAAAAGAATGGTAAAAAACCTGTTGCAACAGAAATTATTGGTGAATCTGGTTTAGGTAAAACTAGTGTTGCATTACAAATTGCTGAAGAACATAAGCTTAATTTAGTAAAGTTAAATCTAGCTCAGATTGAAGAGTTAGGTGATTTAGTAGGATTTCCTATAAGACAGTTTCAAATGTGTAAAGAAGGTGAGCAAATAGCTGCTGCACCTGTAAAGAAAACTGTTATGCAGAAAGTTACTCTACCTAATGGTAAAACATTAATGAAAAAAGTAGAGGTAGAAGAAGAAGCTCCAGTTGAGTCTAACTGTTTATGGATTGATGAGAATGCTGTTGATCAGTATTCAAAACAAGGATACATATTTACAGGACAAAAGAGAATGTCTTATTGTCCACCTGAATGGATAGCTGATAAAGTAGGCGGTGGTATCTTAATTCTTGATGACTGGAACCGTGCAGACACTAGATTTATTCAGGCTGTAATGGAACTTGTAGATAGACAGGAATATATCTCATGGAAGCTACCACAGGATTGGCATATCTTATTGACTGCTAACCCTGATGACGGTAACTATATGGTTAATGCTATTGATACAGCTCAAAGAACTAGATTTGTTTCTGTAGTAATGAAATGGAATCATGAAAGATGGGCTGAGTGGGCAGAAACAGAAGGTATTGATGGTAGATGTATTAACTTTGTATTGATGAATCCTGAGATTGTAAATGCAAGTGTTAACCCAAGATCTATTACTACTTTCTTTAACTGTATTAGCTCATTCAAAAACTTTGAAGATTCTTTACCTATGATTCAAATGATTGGTGAAGGTTCTGTAGGACCAGAAGTGGCTACTCTATTTACTACATTTATTAATAATAGATTAGATAAGCTTATTACTCCTAAAGAAATGTTATTAGGTTCTGATAATAAAGTTGTAAGAGATAAATTACTTGATGCTATTTGTGATGGACAAGGTGCTGTAAATTACCGTGCTGACATTGCAAGTGTATTGACTACAAGATTTATCAACTTTACATTGAACTATGCTGAGAATAATAAGATAGAAGATAAAACTTTAGATAGAATCTCTTACTTAATTAAAGATCAAGATGTATTTACAGATGATTTAAAATATCATGTTGTAAAGAAAATGATTAATGGTAATAAGAAGAAATTTCAAAAGTTATTATTTGACTCTAAAATTCAAGAGCTTGCGACAAAATAAATTAAAAAAGCTCTGGTGTAGTGCCAGAGCTTTTTAACAACATAAATTAAATAAATAATGATTTTATGAAAAATCGGCAGAAACATATAGTGCTAGATATAGACACATATGAATCAAGAGATGTGTTAAAGTTAAAAATAATAAATGGTTTTACAATGGAATCTATTGTAGAAACTTTAAACATAAAAACTGAATGGACACCTCAATCATCTGATACATTATATTTTGTTAGTGGATGTTCTGTACCAAGATTTAAATTGAAAGATAGATTTAAAGTAACAAATAAATTAAGTAAAGCAACAACAATATTTGTAAGTGATAATGAAATAACTGATAAGAAAAATTTAATTGTTCATAAACCAGTATATAATGTAAATCAATTTATTGAAAAATATGAATATAGTAATACGGCAGTAGATATATTAAAAAAGGATATTATTTTCATGTTTGAAAATGTATCTGATTATTATATAAATACCAATGATAGATTACATAATTACTATTTGAATCAATTGAATTTAGCAAGACAATTGATGTCGCAAGATATACCTATTTACATTACAGAAGAATTAAGACAATGTTTTTTTAATTATTTTGGAGCTTATACGTTACATCAACATTTACCATTTAGTTATTGGACTATAAAATATTATTATAAACCTTATAAAAACTTAACAAGAATTTATGAATTACCTCAATCCTCTGAATTATTTAAAACAAATGCTGAAATATATTTAGACAGAGAAATTTTAAGTCATGTTAATGAACAAAACTTTGTAATTGATTTTGATAAGTATAAAGAGTTTGTAACTATGGCTAAAGCAGATGATGAAGAAAACTTAATTCTTTGTATGGAACTAATGTCTAATTCTGATTTTGATAAAAGCTATCCTTATTTATTATTTTTAATATATCAGTTTGGTTATAAAATGAAAGATTTAAAAGAAGTTGAACATGTAAATTTTAGAAGTTTAATAAACTTTTTAAATTTAAGTCATTTAAATAATTTGAATATTGACTATAAAAAAGCAAATCTTTCATTAAAAGCAGGTAATAGATACACTCCAGAAAATGTAAGTATGTTAAATCAGTTAGTTAGTACAGGAACAATAACAACAAATATAGTATGATTGACACTACAGAAAAAGTAAAAAATGAATTATTAGAAGCTGAATTTTACAATAAACCGTATAAATTTAGTTACACTAGCTTGAATAAGCTAATTACATCACCATCATCTTTTTATAAAGAATATATCTTAAAAGAAAGAGAAGATGAATTTAAAAAGTATTTATTAGAAGGTACATTGATACACTTCTTAGTATTAGATAATGCAGGCTTTGATGATAAGTTTGTTGTATTGCCTGACAAACTTCCTAGTGAAACTACTCTTATAGTTGTAGATAGAGTATTTGCTGAGAATGTTGAGGCTATTATGAATGACACCTCTCTACAGTTATGTGACTATGAAGATGAGATAGATGATATCTTAACTGATATAGATAAACATCAAAATGTAAAAGATCGTGTTAAAAGAATTGCAAAAATTGTAACACCACAAGCTGAAGAATATTTTGCTGTACTACGTGATAAAAAACGTAAGACTGTAATTGACTCAGCATTACTTGATAAATGTACCAGACGTGCAGAAATTGTAAAATCAAATTTAGAAATGAGAGATCTATTAGGTCTTGATCTTATATCTGATGGAAAAAAATACGGTGTTTACAATGAATTAGAGTTATCTATTGAATCTGAAAATGATATGCTTTTTGGGTATAAAGGTATATTAGATAACCTTGTAGTTGATGTAGATAAAAAAGTTGTTAGAATAAATGACTTTAAAACTACAGGTAAAACACTTGTAGATTTTTCTGAATCAGTAGAATTTTGGAATTACTGGCTACAAGCAGTAATTTATATAAAACTTGTAGAAAATTATTTAGGTAAAGTATTAGATGAATCTTGGAAAATTGAATTCAGGTTTATAGTATTTGATAAATATGATCAGCTCTATGCCTATAAGGTTAGTGAAAAAACATTAACTTTATGGAAAGAAAAATTTATAGTAGCTGAGCGTGATGCTACGTATCATTATGAATCAAAAGATTATACTTTACCGTATAAATTTGCAAGAGGAATTGTAGAACTTTAAATTAAATATAAATGGAAATTAAATCTCTTATTACCGACTATGTTCAAAAAAGTAGAATCTTTTTATATCCTGCTTTGAATATTAGGCGTGGTGTTAGTGTAACACCTATAGAAACATATATGTGTTGGCCCGGTAAATATTCTATTAAAGATTGTAAACTAATATGTTTATATCATGTAAGAGATGATTCCGATTTTAAAACTTTTGAAGAGACATTCCTTTTTAATAACAAATATTTTTCAGACTTTTTTCAAATTGAAGGAGATAAGAAAGCAGCATATGTTTTTGACATGTCTGATTTTAAAGAAGAATATTTGTTAATCCTGAAAGGTAAATATAGTAGACTATCAACTGAGTATAAAAAGACCGTATTGAATTTCTTTAAAAATCATAAAGGTCATTATAACAGAATATATAGTTATCTATATCCCTTAAAGTATTACAAGGATTATGCAACTCTATTAAATGTAGATAAATCGTTATTATCTCAAGTAGGAGAATTATGTAGCAAACCTGACTTAACTAAAGAATGTTTAGATATTTCAGTAAAAAGTGTTACTTTTGACACAATGTAAAAAATAAAAACCAATGAAAAAAGAAAACAGTTACGGAAAAAATATGAAGTTAGTTACTTCATACTGGGGAAATGATTCAACAAGTTTTAAGTTAATTCCTGTATCAAATGATTGCCCATATACAGAAGTTATTTATATTCCTGATACAACATTAATGGTTGTTATTAGCAAGATTAAAAAAGAAAACTTTCAAATGCTTAATAAGTTAGATGATAACGGTGATATTGAGTATTCAAAAACTACAGGTAGGGATGGTAAAAAACAACCTAAACAACGTAGAACTCAAGTTGAAATCTTTCAAGAGTATTATATCATCAACTTTGAAGAACAAGAAGAGTTTATTAAAGAATTTGCAGTTAATGCTGATACATACAACTACAAACAATTCTTAAGAAACATTGACAGTGAAGCTAATGCAGCTATTAAAACAATTGAAAAACCTGCATTAGTAAATACTGATGGTGCTGTATTAACAAAATAATAAAACTTTTATTTAAATAAAGGGATTAGAAATAGTCCCTTTTTTTATCTCTAAACTTTACTATAATATGATGCAGAAACACTGGGTTATGGATTATGAGACCCTATCAGATTGTTTTCTAGGTGTCTTTGAAAATTACAATACAGATGAAACTCATGTTTTTACTATTGGTAAATTACGTAATGATTTATCAAAGCTAGGTACATTCTTTGAACAAAATGTAAATAACAATGAATGGCACATATCATTTAACGGTTTAGGATTTGATTCTCAGATAACTGAATTTATTATTCAAAACTTTGAAAAACTTTCTGCATTATCTGGTATAGATGCTGCTAAAGCAATATATGCAGAAGCACAAGATTGTATAAACAGATCTAATAATAGAGAGTTTCAAAAGTATCCTGAATGGAAACTTTCAATAAAACAAATTGACATATTCAAATTAAATCACTGGGATAATGCTGCTAAGTCTTCATCATTAAAATGGATACAGTGTAGTATGGATTGGCATAATGTTCAAGACATGCCTATTGATCACACAACAAGTATAACAACAGTTGATCAGTTGCAGGAAATTTCTAGATATTGTAGGAATGATGTTTCTAGTACTAAAGCTATAATGAAGCTTTCTAAAAAGCAAATAGAGCTTAGACAAGATTTAAGTAGTGAATATCAACTTAATCTTTTTAGTGCATCTGAACCCAGAATATCAAAAGAAATATTCATGCATTTCCTAGAAAAAGCTCTTCAAATTCCTAAAAAGGAATTGAAAGATATGAGGACATACCGTGATCAAATTAAAGTCAAAGATATTCTCCTACCTTATCTGCAGTTTGAAGATGTTGAAATATTTGAGAACTTACATGAAAAGTTTAAACAGCTTATTGTAAATGGTAAAAATACTAAAGGTGCGTTTAAATACTCTGTAAATTATAGAGGTGTACAAACAGACTTTGGTCTTGGTGGTGTACATGGTGCTAAGAGAGGTATATATGAAGAAGATGAACATATGATGATTATGTCTTCAGATGTTACCAGCTTTTATCCTAATCTTGCTATTAGAAATAAATGGTCACCTGCACACTTACCTAAAGAAGAATTTTGTCAGTTGTATGAATGGTTCTTTGAAGAAAGAAAAAAGATTCCTAAATCTGATCCTAGAAACTACGTATATAAAATTGTTCTTAATTCAACTTACGGGTTAAGTAATGATGAGAATAGTTTTCTATATGATCCTGAATTGACAATGAGAATTACAATTAACGGTCAGCTTAGTCTGATGATGTTGTATGTAATGCTTGTTGAAAGAATTCCTGGAGCAGTTCCTATAATGCAAAATACTGATGGTCTTGAAACTATGATTCCTAGAAAGTATGAAGCAAAGTATATAGAGATTTGTAGTGAATGGGAAAAGCTTACTAATCTTCAGCTAGAACATGATACTTATCAAAAGCTAATTGTACCTGATGTAAATAATTACATTGGTATAAACAGTTATAAAAAAGTAGATAAAGATGTTTTTAAAACATTAATGGCTGAAAGTCCTGAACTTAAATTTAAAAGAGAAGGTAGTGATTGCTATGTAGCAAAAACAAAATGTAAAGGTCGCTTTGAATTTAAAGATAGAGCTTTGCATAAAAACAAAAGTTTTACTGTTGTATCTAAAGCGTTGTACCAATACTTTGTACATGGTATAAAGCCTGAAGACTATATCAAAACTAATAAAAATATTTTTGATTATTGTGGTCAAGTAAAGGCAAAAGGTAGTTGGCAATTTAAAGCAATGTCAGTTACAAATCAAGAATTACATGTTGATGATGTTCAAAAAACATTACGTTATTTTGTTTCTAATAAAGGGTGTAAGATTATAAAAAAGAATACATCGGATGAAAGAGAAATAAATGTTGAAGCTGGTAAATGGCTACAAACAATCTTTAATCAGTATGAAGAAAAAGACTTTGTAGATTATAATGTTAATCTAAGTTTTTACCTTGATAAAATAAACAGGGAAATAAAACAGATGAGTCCTGAAATGTTTCATACTCAATATCAATTAGAATTATAAAAATTTAAAGTTATGCCAAAGAAAATAGGAAGCGTTACTAGACAAGCTCTAGTAAACGCACCGTTGCCTTCTGCAACTCAAACTTATACAGTTATCTCTCACCAATTTGTTATTGATACTGTTACTCAAGAACTAAATAATAATGGATTTAGTATTGAAAAAGAATTATATAAATGTACAGATGGAGCACAAGTTGCATCGGGGTTATTTAAACTTACATATGGTAATGATCCTGAATTATCTTTAATGTATGCATTTGGTAATTCATATGATAAAACAATGAAATTTAAATCTGCCGTTGGTGTTTATGTAAATCAAAATGATACTGTTATGATCAGTAAGTTTAATGATTGGACAAGAAAACATACAGGAAGTGCAGATGATGAAACAGTAGAAACAATAACTACTCAGATTGCACAAGCTGCTCAATTCTTTGATGAATTAAAATATCATAAAGACTTGATGATAAATATTAATGTAAACAGATTAGAGTTTGCTGCTATAGTAGGTGAATTGTTTTTCTTAAAGTTCATTACTATTGATCAAGTAAGTATTATTCTTAAAGAATATGATAATCCTTCATTTACATATGCTCATCCTGCAGAAAGTTTATGGACGTGTTATAATCATATACTAGTAGCATTGAAAAGAACACATCCTAAAAACTGGATTGATAATCAAATTGCTGTACACTTACATATATGTAATAAGTATAGATTGTATGATTACAGTACTACTGAAGAAGATGTAGAAGAAGTTGAAGACATGCTTGTTGAAGAAAATGCAACTGGTGCTGATTATGATATTGATAAAGAACCTGAAGAAGAAGTAATATATCAAACTGAAGAAGAGGTTGCTTTCCTACCAGGTTTTGAATCAACGGAAACTTCAGATGATTTTACATCTGATTTAGATGCTGAAGAAGATGCTGACTGGGAAAAGTTACCAATTTCAGAAGTAAATGAAACTGTTGAAGCTACAGAAGATGAAGTAGTATCTCAATTATATGGAGTGGATAATGATATTGAAGTTTCAATTCCTGCTGCTGAAGAAGAGGAAGACATTGTTGAAGAAGATGTTTTTCAAATGCCTGAGCCTGTAGAAGAAACACCTATTGTTAAAGCTAAGGATACAAAACCTTTTCCTTTAGAAGAAGTGGTTGAAGAAAAAACTACTGATGAAATTGTAGCAACTGTCATTCACAAGACTCTTAATCCTGAACCAAAAGGAGATGAGGATTTTGTAGATGATGTAGATAAAGTTATAGAAGAGCCTGTAACATCAGAACTTACTGAAACTTTCTACTTTATGAAAGAAGATTATGAAGATGTTTCTATTGGTGATTACATTGAAGAAGATGGTCAATACTTTAATATTATTAATGATGAGT